ATTTCAATGTTTTACCAACAGGAGCTGAATTCCCAGCCTAATAAATAAGAATTTAAATATATAATATTTATAATAAACTAAAACAATGGCAGTACTAGATCCAAACGAAATATTTTTCACACCGTTTGAGCCCAAACAGCAAAATAGATTTATTATGTACATGGATGGATTTCCTAGTTACTTAGTAAAAGCTGTTGGAGCTGTAACAGTAACACAAGGTACCGTTGAACTCAATCATATTAATATCCAAAGATTTGTAAAAGGTAAAACAAAATGGGGTACTATCCAATTTACCCTATTTGATCCTATTACCCCTTCAGGAGCCCAAGCTGTAATAGAATGGGTAAGATTACATCACGAATCAGTAACTGGTAGAGACGGTTATTCTGATTTCTACAAAAAAGACTTAACATTTAATGTTTTAGGTCCTGTAGGTGATGTTGTATCTGAATGGATTATTAAAGGTGCTTTGATCACTGAATCATCTTTTGGTGAGTATAACTGGGATAATGAAGGTGCTATAAACCTTACTATGACAGTTCAACCTGATTACTGTGTGTTGAACTTCTAATTTTAAAAACAACTATGAAAAGAGAGCGTGGTTTTCCACGCTCTTTTTTACTTTTACATATTTATAATAAACAAAGTTATTAAAATGTCAATTGATAAATTAAAGTTACCTACAGAAACTGTAGATTTACCTTCAAAAGGTCTCCTATATTCAAAAGATAATCCTCTTTCTTCTGGTAAGATTGAAATGAAATATATGACTGCTCGTGAAGAAGATATCTTAACTAATCAGTCTTATATTCAAAATGGTACTATGATTGATAGATTACTTCAATCACTTATAATCACCAAATTTAATTATGATGATCTTTTAGTTGGAGATAAAAATGCTATTTTAATAGCAGCTCGTATTTTAGGTTATGGTAAAGATTATGAATTTATTTATAAAGGAGAAAACCAAGCAGTTGATTTATCTCAATTAGAAAACAAACCTCTTGATGAAACTTTATTCACCCCAGGCATAAATGAATTTTCTTATATACTACCTCATACAGGTACTGAAGTAACTTTTAGATTATTAACTCATGGTGATGAGAAAAAAATTCAAAATGAATTAAAAGGTTTAAAGAAAATTAGTCAAAATAGTCCTGAAGGGTCTACTAGGTTAAAGTATATTTTAACCTCTGTAGGGGGAAATAGAGAACTTAAAGATATACGAGAATTTGTAGATAATTATCTACTAGCTAAAGATGCTCGAGAACTTAGAAATTATATAGTTAAAATTCAGCCTGATGTTGATTTAACTTTTTTTCCCGACAACGGAGAAGGACCTACTCCCCTCCCAATTGGTCCAAGTTTTATTTACCCTGACATCTGAGGAGATTGTTAGGTATAGAAAAAATTTATTTACTCAAATTCATGAGATAGTATTTCATGGTCAAGGAGGATATGATTGGGAAACTGTATATAATATGCCTGTTTGGTTAAGAAAATTTACTTTTGATCAAATAAATACATTTTATTCTAAAAAACAGCAACAACAACAAGAACAGCAATCTAAAAATCCAAACCAAAAAACTGTTATAGACTCTACAGGTAAAGTTAAAGCACCTGAGTTTTTAAAAGCCCCTACCTATAAGTAAGGGCTTTAATTTTTTATATTTATAACAAAATTTTAAATATGGCTACTAAAGAAGAATTAGAAGAAACAAGAGACGCCTTTAGAGACATTGATTCATCTTTACAAAGTATAAACGCCAATCTTCAAGCCAATATATCTAATGTCATAAGTCAAGTTTCAGGTTCAGCTAAAGTTTTAGTTAAATCTTTAGGTCAAGACTTGACTAAAGCTGTTAATTTATCTAACAAATCTTTAAATGAACAAGATAAAATTATCAATAAGATAACTAGAGGGCAAAATGCTTCTAAGGATATAGCTAAAGAAATTGAAAAGATAGAACAACAAAAACAAGTTATTTTAAGAAAAATTGAAGTTTTAAATAGAAATGGTGTTGCTCTTACTGAGGAACAAAAAAATAATTTATTAAACACCTTAGATACCCAACTAACTATTTTAGGTACTTTACAAGACCAAAATGATGAAATGGTTGATTCTACAGGTTTAACTGGTAGAATGTTTGGGGATTTAGGGGGAATTTTAGGTAGATTAGGAGCTTCAAACGAAACAGCTTCTCTTTTAACAGAATCCTTAGAAAATGCCAGAGCTAGTGGAGGTGGAATAGCAGCAGTAGCTAAAAACTTTGCGGGGAATATGCTAGGGGCTATTAAACCTACTGATGTGTTTACTTTTCTCCTTGTAAAAAGTTTTGAAGCTTTAAAACAAATAGACACAAGAACAGCTGATTTTCAAAGAAATTTAGGCTTAACTAAAACTGAAGCTATAGGTTTAAATGATGAATTAGCGACCGCCGCTATATCAAGCAATACAATTGGCGTCAATGTTGACACCATGACTAAAACTGTTGGAGATTTAAATAGTGCTTTAGGAGGAACAGCTATTATATTTGATACTGAGCTTATAGAATCTGCTACCTTTTTAAGAGAAAGACTTAAATTATCTGAAGAGTCTTTAGCTAATATGACCATGCAATCATTAGCTACTGGTCAATCTTTAGAAAGTCTTAAAGATACTCAATTAGAAACTTTAGTAGCTGCTGAGAAAGAATTTGGAATGAGATTTAATACTCGCCAAGTTTTAGATGAAGCTAATAAAATATCAGGAGCTTTAAGATTAAACCTTGAAAAAGCACCAGGGGGATTAGTTAAAGCAGTAGCCCAAGCTAAAATGCTTGGTTTAAATATAGAACAAACTGCTAGAATGGCTGGTAAATTACTTGATTTTGAATCAAGTATTGAATCAGAATTAGAAGCTGAATTGTTAACTGGTAAAGAACTTAATTTAGAACAAGCTAGATTATTAGCTCTAAAGGGAGACACAGCTGGGGCGGCTGCTGAAATCGCTAAACAAGTAGGTAGCTCAGCTGAATTTGCTCAAATGAATGTTATAGCCCAACAATCTTTAGCTGAAGCAGCAGGTTTAACAGTTGATGAATTATCTGATGCTTTAAGAAAACAAGAAGGCATAGCTTCTGAAGCGGGTAAATCTTCTGATAGAACCGCTGACCAAGCTGAAAGTGCCGCTACAGCTCTTTCAGTCCAAGAAAGATTAGCAGGGGCTACTGAAAAATTAGCAGGATTTTTAGAATTTTCAGCTATAGCGATAGCAACTGCTGTAGGGGCTTTAGCAGGTCTAGCATTTGGGCCTGTAGGAGCTATAGTAGGAGCAGCAACTGCTGGTTTAGCTACAGCTGCTTTTTTAGGTAAATTTAGTAAAGGAGATGATATCCTATCAGAAGGAGGATATGGTAAACGTACCCTTTTAGCTCCTGAAGGCGCTATTAAATTAAATGATAAAGATACAGTAATAGCAGGAACTGATCTAGGTGGTGGAGGAGGAAAAACTTCAACTCCCACCGCTTCACCATCAATAGATTTAAGTCCATTAGTAGCTAAGATGGATCAAATGAATGCTATTTTGAACCAAATTTTATCTAAAGAAGGTACAGTTATGTTAGATAGTACTAAAGTAGGTACAGCTTTAACAGTTGGATCTTACAAAATGCAATAATTAAAATATTTATAGACATGGCACTAATTAACCAATTACTTAACCAAGGTTCAGTTTACTCTAATTTAGATGGAGGAGACGCTAAAGTCCCTAACCTTCAAGGATCTAAATTACATAATGAATATTCCTTAAATGGTAAACCTCGATTAAAAAATAAACCAGCCCCTTCTATTTTAGATTTGAATGGTAAAACTCCTGTAGACAACTATAGAAATACCGCTCCTGAGGGAAGAACTTTCTAAATGCCTTTAATTGATCTAAAAACAAACCTCAAATCCTTAAAATATGGGTTTGACAGACCTAATATGGGTAGTAGTAAAGAACCATTCATTACTAAACCCATACCGGATGAAAGACTCATTGATGTTCCTGATTTTATATTAAGGGATGGAGCTTTAAGAAGAGGGGTTGAGGATGTTGGTAGATTAGGTAAGTTATTATTTACTACATTTAACGGGTATAGATTTATAGCTAATACTAATCTTTTAGCGGCCCAAAACCCAAAAATCCCAGGAGCACCTCGCAATATATATTCTCCTTTAAATACTTTAGCTCAAGTTGGAGTGAATGCTGTTGGAGCTCATTTAAATCTTTTAGGAGAAACTCCTATTGATTTACCTAGTATAAACATTAATTTAGGTAATATTTCATTTAATATAGGGGGAGAAAAATATGATACTTTATATAAAAATTCATACTCTCAAGCTGGTTCTAATAGATTAGTTTTACTTCAAAAATCTAAAATTGGAAGTGCTTTTGCTCTCAATTCCCCACTTCCTCCACCTCCCGCTTTCAATTCATCCCAAAACGCATTCTTAGGGAATACTGGAGGATTAACTAATTCTTTAGATGTTTTAGGAAATCAAGCTTTTGCTCAAGGATTTGTCTCATCTATTTCTAATATTCTTAATCCTTCTTTAAACGCTGCTGAAAAAGCTAAAGCTAATGATTATGGAGTAGCAGTTAATAATAATACTTTAATCTTAAATTATGAAGGAGGACCTGGGGCAGGAATTACTGGGTTAAAAACTAAAATTAAAAGAGATTCTTATACTATAGGTAGTGAAGGATATGTTTCTCCTGTTCCTATAGAAAATGGTCAAAATCCTAAAAATTTAAAAACCTACCAAGTAGGTAGAAAAGTTATAACTTATGGTAAAAGTGTTGAAGATGAAGAAATAAATGCTCTTAAATATTTAGGAGCCTCTAATTTATTCCCTGGGGTAGAAACTGGTATTAATGATAATGGAGATCCTGCTGGTATCAATTTTGGGGTTAAATCTCCTTCTAATTTAAAACCCACTCCAAAACAGTTATACCCTACTTATACAGACATAAGCCAATCCAGAACATTTGAATCTAATCCTAATTTTGAATCTAATAAATATGGAAATTTAGATTCTAATGGGGATTATAGTGGGGATAAATTTAATAAAAAGACAACAGCTGATCTCCAAAAAGCTATATTTAATGATAATAGGTATGCTAATGTCTCTGAAGAAGCTCCTGATAGTCAATTGTTTAAATTCTATTTAAATTTAATTGAAGCTGATGCCCCCGGAAAAGATAAATACTTATACTGGCAAGCTTATGTTGATAGCTTCACGGATAACATAAGTGTTAACCATAATGAATATAATTATGTTGGTAGAGGTTACTCTTTATACAAATATGATAAATTTAATAGAGATATTAATTTAAGTTTTACTATAGTAACTCCAAATCCTGATCAAACTTTAGTTATCTATAAAAGATTAAATAGACTTATAAGATCTTTAGCACCTAACTATAGTCAAGATGGTGGATATTTACGTGGAAATTTTGTTAGACTTACATTTGGAGATTATTTGAATAATGTTCCGGGTATATTAAGAGGTTTTACATTAACTCCAATATTTGACGCTGGGTTTAGTTTAGAATCTGGTCTACAATTACCTATAGCTATTAAGGTTGACGGATTTAACTTTACACCTATTGCTTCTAATGATAATAGGATTATTGATATTAGTTCTGATTTTATAAGTTTACCTAATGACCCCTCAGCCTAAATAAAATTCTTATATGAATAGATATATTAACATACTTATCTTAACTACTCCTAAAGGGAAAAGATACTACTCAGGAGTTAGATATCCTGAAGTGGCCTATAGAGATACTGATTTTTATGTTATCTCTCAAGAAGAAGATAGATATGATTTGTATGCTAATGAATACTATGATGATCCTTCTTTATGGTGGATAATACCTATGGCTAATCCTAAATTACCTTTCAATACATTATATCCTCCTTTAGGACAACAAATTAGAATACCTGTTGAGATAACAGAAATCCTTTCAGATTATGAATTATTAAATAGATAAAAGTTATGGGAAAAATAATAGGTGAGAGTTTTGATGATTATGTTAAAAAACAAATTGACATAAGACAAAAAAAATTAGGTACATTCCAACGTGATAATGATATATTAACCTACTTAACTGGGAAAACTTCTTGGATTAGGTTAACTTCAGGTGTAGATGTAAATGAGGCTAAATGTAAAGAATTAGGTATAAGTACAAATTTTAAGGGAAGTGAATTAGCTAAAAAATATATTCTTTTTAATGGAGTAGCTTCTTATAATGGAAATGGTACAACTACTCTAAAAGAAGGTCTTCCTGAGGATGGTTACCCTGGGCTAGGATCTTCGGCTGCTTATGGGTTTAACTCAGCTGCTAATTTTGGTTTAGTCCCTACACCTGGTATAGAATCAATAGAAGTAGTACCTAAAAATAGAGGTTCTTTAAGGACAGCAACTATTAATATAAAATGTTTTAATAGAGAACAATTTACAATTATTGAAACTTTATTTTTAAGATTAAAATATACTTTATTATTAGAATGGGGTCATTCTGTTTATTTTAATAATGGAGGAACTTTAGTAACAAATCCTATAAATAATGTTTATAAACAATTTCTTACTTTAAAACCCACCCCCCCACCCCCTACCCCTACTCCTGAAGTTGTATCTTTTACAAATGCTGTAACCCCAGAAGAGGCATTAAATAAAGCTGGTATTAAAACTGCGGACACATTACTTGACTCTCCCCAAACTACTCAACCTCAACCTCAACCCCAATCTTCACCAGACCCCAACCAAACTCAAATTCTAAATGCTATTCAATCCCAACGTAAAAATAGTAATGGTAATTATGATGGTTTTCTAGGTTGGGTTACAAACTTCTCTTGGAAATTAGAAGCAGGTAATGTTTATAGTATTACTATTAAAGCTACTACCTACGGTGATATAATTGAATCTTTATCAGCTACAAATGCTGTTGCTAAGACTACTGTTCCTGAAGAAGATATTGAAAAAAATAAAGGTGAATCTTCTCCTTTAGGCTTAGCTTTAACCCGTTTTAAGCAAAAAATGGATAGTCTTAGTGGAGTTTCTACAGCTAATGGTTTAAAATATACTGCTGGGGATTATGGGCATGATTTAAATGAGATTAAAGAAATTATTAAAGCAGCTAATAAACCATATGACCCTGGTGATAATTTAACATATGAAAGGGCTATTGTTAAAGTATTTGATGTTGGTTTTTTTGGTGGAGAAACTGTTAGTGCTTATTATATAAAATTAGGATTTTTACTTAATTTAATCCAAAACTTTTTTTATAAGTATGACACTAAGTCTAATTCAAATAATCCTCCACCCATAAATAACTTTGCTTATAGACCAGGTGGTGGATTTTTTAAGCCCGATAATTACCCAAGTACATGTAATTTAACTAATGAACTTTTTTCAGTTAATCCAAAAATTTGTATAGTTCCTTCTTCTGTAAGTGTTTCTTCAACAGAAACTGTTGTTAATGAAGCTGCTTCTAGAGACGGTTACCGTAGCCCTGTAGATACTGTTAATATTGAAGCTAATTTAGCTGATTTAAATGATGTCACCGGAGTTAATGGGGGAGACACATATCATTTTTGGTCTTTAAAGAGCCAAGGAAAACAAGCAGGTCTTTCAATGCATATTCAATTAAATATTGATATGGTTCTTCAAGTTTTAAATGAAAATGTTGATGAGGATGGTAATATAGCTTATATAGATTTTTTAGAATCCATTTTATCTAATGTTAATAAAGCTTTAGTTGGGATAACCAATTTAACTTTATTCTATGATGAAAATAATAACACATATTTTGTAATAGATGAAAATTGTACTTTAACTCCTAAAAATTTTAACCAACCTGATGAAAACCCAACTGAGATAATTATTGGTACTTTAAAAGAAGGAAAAGGGAGTTTCGCTTTAGAAGCTTCAATTGATAGTCAAATTACAAATAAATTAGCTTCCCAATTAGCTATAGGAGCTCAAGCTAATAACCAAGATGTTGGGGCTAATACTTTTGCTATATCAACATGGAATGCCGGTTTGACTGATAGAATTATTAGCTCTAAAGCTGTAAATTATACAAATTATGACACTCCTGAGCAGGCTTTTGAATCTACTTTTAATAAACAAAAATTAACTAAAATACTTCAAAGGTATGTGACTTTTAAACTTACGGATGAAGATATAACTGAGCTTCAGGGTTTAGGGAAAGAATACATCACAGTAAAAAGAGATATAGCTGTTCAAAGTGGTAATTTAGCTTCTAATTTCTTTATTCCTATATCACTTAACCTAACCTTAGACGGAATATCAGGACCAAAAATATTCCAAAAATATACTATTAATGATATTATTTTACCTAGAAATTATGAAAATAATATTGAATTTTTAGTTAAAGGAATAGCTCATAAAGTTGATAGAAGTGGATGGACTACTACTTTAGAAAGTTTAAGTATCCCTAAACCTAAAGATGTTAATTTTGTTTCTACAACTCCCACCCCAAGTACTACTACTCCTGGTGGGGATGAGTGGATATATTATTTAAGACAATTTGAAAGTAATCGTAACAATCCTTGGAGTGCTGCTTTTATAAGTTACGTAGCTAGTAAAGCTATCCCTACATTCCCTAGAGCTACAGGACATGCTATATATGCCAATAGTATTAAAAATTTCTATAGCTCAACTTGGAGTGTATTAGATCCTTCTAAAACAGCCCCTGTAGTCGGTGATATTATTGTAGCCAATAGAAGTAATAATACAAATATATTCACATCTCCTAGTTATAATGCTCCTACCCATGGAGATATTGTAGTAGAGGTTACTAACCGTAATATGACAGCTATTGGAGGTAATTTAGGTAATACTGTTAAAGAAAATGTTTTTGGATTAAATTCTAACAGGTCTATTATTAAAACATATCCTCCTACAACAAATGGTGTTTTTGTTATATTAAGGTATAAAGATACTACAGCTATACAAAGAATGGCTCAATTAGCTAAAGAAGAACTTAAATTCTGGGGTGGGGTTGAAGCTACAAATCCTAATTTACCTGAACCCATAGCTAGAAGATTATATGAATATTATATAGCTGGTGGTTTTAAGGTACCTGCTAATGCTACTCCTCCCTAATAAAAATATTTATATACATGCCTTACATCCCAAAGAGTAGAATCCAATCAAACCTATACACAACAGGAAATGAATATCTTACTCAGGATAATAGTCAAGCATATGTAGGTTTTTATCATAAAACTTACAATGGGACAATCTTTACAGGCAAAAATCCAGATGATAAACCTAATAGAGTTTTAGTTCCTATAACTAATAATGATGATTCCCAAAATACCTTAACCAAGGTAACTATATTTCCTTCAGGAGATACTCTTAAATATTCTAGATTAAAAAATGTTAACTTTAATCAAAGTTTAGATGTTCCCCAATTATATTTTACTCCCCCAACAGAACAAGATTATAAGTTAGGAGAATTTAGAAGATATTTTTGTAAAAAACGTAATGAATTTATTTATTTAGAAATTTCTAAAACAGATTATAATAGAATCCTTAATCAAGATAGATCTATAGATTATACTTCTTGGTTTCCTTTTAATATTCCTTGGTTATTAACTGGTGATAAAGATAAAGTAGGCCAAACAAATAGAAATATAGTTTTATTACAAATAAATAAAAATAGACTACATGGTTTTGATAAGTATCTAAGAGAAGATTATCTAAAATATTATAAAGCTTAAATATTTATTACTAAACCCCCTATAATAACATGGCTGAAAGGTTTAGAATAGACTTAGGCTTCCCCGCTTTATATGCTTCTTTATCGTTGGATACCTCTGGTATCACTGATGGAGTTGTAGTTTATGATAAGGAGAAACAACAACTATTTTATACTGGAAGTTATGGGGGAGGTGGAGGGGGAGTTGCTGGGGTATCTAGTTTAGAAGGATTAACAGGAGATATAAATTTAATAGCTGGTTCTAATATTACTATTACAACTGGGAGTGGTACTATTACAATCGAGAGTGCTGGGGGAGGGGGGGATGGGTATTGGGAGCTAATAAGTAATACTATTGTTAATAGTGGAAGTTTAGATGTTTTAATATCATCAGCTTCTTTAACAATAGACCAATCTGCTACTAAACCTTCAGATGATATATTTTTAATTAAAAAACAAGGTGTACCTAAAGTAAAAGTTAATAACCAAGGTGTGCTAACTTTATTTCCTACAGGAAGTTTCCCAACCGCTGTAACAGGTGGGATAATCTATAAAGACAATGATTTTTATTTTGGATATTTATAATGTTTTCTTACAAGCACTCATATTTATACCCCGATAAAACATATCAATTGTTAACATAAATAAAAAAAGACATGGCTAGTTTTAAAGATATTAAAAATCTACTTAAAAAAGATGATGAAATGGTTGTTGAAAGTAAAAATCTACCCCAATTAGAACTTGAAGAAGCTGTCTTCTTGTTAAATCTAATAGCTCGTTCTGATTTTAAAGGGCAAGACATTCAAGCTGTGTATAACTCTGTTTTAAAGCTACAGGAAACAATAAAAATCTTAAATACCTAATTAAATGGCTGAATGGAAAAAGGTAATAGTATCGGGTTCTAACGCCGAACTAAATAGAAT